ATAACTTACACACAAAAACAGATTATCTAAGTCGTAAGATGTTTCTGGATCCAGCAGGTCCAGTTACTATTCAACGCTTTGAAGAAGTCAAGTACAACAAGATTTCAGACTTTGAAAAAACTGCTAGAGGATTCTTTTGGGTACCCGAAGAGATTAGTCTAACCAAAGACGCCAACGATTTTAAGGAAGCCAGCGATGCTGTCAAACATATCTTCACTAGTAACTTGCTTAGGCAAACTGCTCTTGACAGTCTGCAAGGCCGCGGCCCAAGTCAAATCTTTACTCCGGTCATAAGTCTTCCAGAACTAGAAGCACTGGTCTACAACTGGACATTCTTTGAAACAAACATTCACAGTCGCAGTTACAGTCATATCATTCGCAACATCTACAACGTACCAAAAGAAATATTTGCAACTATTCATGATACAAAAGAAATTGTTGAAATGGCAAGTAGCGTGGGCAAATACTATGATGACCTGCATATGATCAACTGCCGAAAAGAAGCCGGCGAGAAGATCAATGAGTACACACATGTCAAGGCAATCTGGTTGGCATTGAACGCTAGTTATGCACTAGAAGCACTACGCTTTATGGTTAGTTTTGCCACAAGTTTGGCCATGGTAGAGAACAAGATCTTTATTGGCAACGGCAACATCATTAGTTTGATTCTGCAAGATGAACTACTACACAAGGGTTGGACTGCTTTCCTAATCAACCAAGTGGTCAAAGAAGATTCTAGATTTGCACAAGCCAAGGCCGACTGTGAAGCAGAAGTGTATCAACTATATAAAGATGTGATTAGAGAAGAAAAAGAGTGGGCCGAATATTTGTTTAAAAAGGGACCTGTGATTGGACTTAATGCTCCTATCCTTTCTGACTTTGTTGACTATACTGCAACAGGTGCATTGAAAGAAATAGGCATCAAGTATCAAGCCACTGCTCCTAAATCAACTCCGATCCCGTGGTTCAACAAGCATACAGATACCAGTAAGAAGCAAACAGCCTTACAGGAAAATGAAAGTACAAATTATGTAATTGGAGTGATGAGCGATGCCATCGACTACGAAGAATTACCAAGTTTATAATTAAGGAAAGAAATGAAAGCAACAGTATGGTCAAAGTACAATTGCCCTTATTGCGATCAAGCAAAGGCATTGTTAAAACAAAAAGGTATACCTTTTGAAGAAAAGAAAATCGGCGACGGGTATACTAAAGAAGAGTTGTTGGAAGCAGTACCCTCAGCACGTACAGTTCCTCAAATCTTCTTAGGTGACGAACTTGTCGGCGGGTTCACAGAACTGCGAGCAAGACTAACAGAGGCAAAACAATGAATATTGTGATATGGACAAGAGAAGGTGATGCATATTGCAAGGAAGCAGTGCGCCATCTACAACTTGCAAAAAAAGAATTTGTAGAAAAAAGAATTGGTGCAGGATTTACCATAGACCAATTGCTGGCCGAAGATCCAAATGCCACAGCAGAAATGCCAGCATTGTTTGTAGACGGAAAGTATGCTGGCGGTCTTAGAGAGATTCATGGTCTAGTCAGGAATTCATGAAAATCTTAGTTGTTGGGGGATCGTCGGGGCTAGGTAAAGCCATTGTAGAAAAATACAATGCTGATAATATCAGCACCAGTGTTGGATTTCCTATTCCTGAAAAACTAAATGAAGCAGTGGCAACAAGCATGAATTATGATGTTGTTGTTAATTGCCTTCCGGATTCAAATCAAAATAAACTGTTAACTGCTATGTATCGAAGCCATGACGCCGAAGACCTACATACATATTTTATAACCATTGGTAGTATGAGTTGGAGATTTCATCAGTCCGGACATAGCAAACGAGATTTGTTTGACTGGAACGAAAGAATTTTGATTAGCCCAACCAAAGTTAGACACACACTGTTGAATCCTGCATATCTTTGGAACAGTAAAGATCAAGGACCTGTTGAAAAAATTAATGAAAAAGAAATGCTGGATACCATTGACTTTTTAATTCAACGCAGTTATACTAGTGCAAGTGTAATTTCACTATTAGAAATCAAAGGACCATTTAAATGTTAATCGATAAAGGCGTTACGTCAGGCGAAGTAGTTACAATTAAACTTACTTCAGGAGAAGAACTAGTTGCACGACTAGACACAGAAACAGATACGTTTGTAAAACTATCTAAAACCATGGTGCTTACAGCGGGGCCTAACGGACTTGCTATGGTTCCGTACTTGTTTACTGTAGAACAAGATAAGGTAATCTCTTTAAACAAGAGTACCATCACAGTAATTGCACCTACAATGAAGCCAGCGGCTGATCAATACTTGGAATCCACTTCCAGTATTAAAATTGTAAGTTAAGTAGGTGTTGTTGGAGGGGCAGAGATAGTTGGATTATCTTTTGCCCACTTCTCGTAGGTAGGATAAGTTCCAGTAACAAACTTTTTCCACTGTCCAGGGCCGCCGTCTTTCATTACTGCTTCTTCAACTGACACAGGTAAATCCCCAAATGTTTTACTAGCATTAAAAGCGTCTAGTAGTATTCCGTATTGATTATTAATCTCTTCACGGCGCTCACGTACCCACAGATATTTTCTATATTCGTCTGAATACGCAATAGCCAGTGCTCTAAAGAAAAATCTCTGCCTTACAATAACTTTTTCTTCGTCTGTTCTATCTGCTTCATTGGGTTTGGCCGCTTCTATCTTTAGATACCGTTCAGCAATTGTAGGGAAGTCGTAGGCACCATCCATCCATCGTTTTATTAGACCGTCCTTAACTTTTGCGTTTAACGTTTGTAATTCAGTATCGTATACTGTAAGAACTTTGAAATATTCTTTAAGAAATGGGTTAAAGATTTTTTCATCAGGGTCTTTATCAAACACTGCTTTCTTCTTTGTAGTAGTAACTGTCACTGCCGGTGCGGAGTCCGCTTCAACTATTTTAGATTGTTTAACTACTGTAGCAGGGTCTTTAGGAGGAGTTGTTCCTGCAGGTACAAGTGGCGGCTCTTTAGGTCGAGGATTAGGCAAGCCGGATAAACTACGGCGCAATCTCTCAGTGTTAATTCTATCCCATACAATACCGTCATCACCTGTATATGTCAGGTCTTCATCTTTAGTGCTTTTGTAAAGACTTGTATCTATACTAGGACCAAGTTTACTTGCACTAGCAAATGTTTGGGAAATACTTGCTGGATCAAACGCACTTTTGTTTAGCGTAAAATCTTGTATTGTTGCTTTAAATCCCGTGGCCGGTTGACTTAGTTGTGCGGCAAAGGCAAATGCTTTCAAGTCGGCCATTCCTCCTGTAACTGCCGAAGCCTGTGCAGTTTCTATCTCTGCAAATTTTGTAGTCATGTCAGCGGCTGCGGCGTTCATTTTTCCAGTTACTTCGGTTACTTTGGCTATTTTGGCAGCGTTAGCAGGATTTGCGGCAAATGTTGCATAGGCAGGATTAGGTATTGCTGGACCAGTTGGATTGGCAGGGTCTGGAATAGTTTGACTTGGAACTCCACTGGCAAATTCAGTTATCTTCGTACCGGCAATTTTTGCCAAGTCAGTTACTTTGTTAATACCTGCTTTGGCAAAATCTTTAGCCGAACTTAATCCCTTGCTGAGATTGGCTCCAAAGTCTTTGCCTGACTCTGCTACAGCCTTGCTAATTTCTGCGGCCTTTGATTCTAATAGTTTAGGACCGTCTTGGAAAATTGTTAATGCACCCTGTGCGGCTTTAATCTCGGCTTCTGTCGGTGGCTTTCCGGTTTCTGCAATTTTCTTTTTAGTAAGGATATCTACATTAGCCTGTGCCATGGCCAACAACTTTGGAAGGTCTGCTTGCGCCTTAGCCATCTTTGCGGCAATGTCTGCTTTCGCAGCCTCTAACTGACTACTAGCACCGGCAGGCAAACTGTCGGATACTTCTCCAATCTTGCCAAGGTTGGCAGTGATATCTGCGTTAATGCTACCGTCTTTGATCTTTGATATTGTATCAGATAGGTTTGGAGGATTATCTGTAGCAGAGCCACTAAGCAAATTGAAAAATTTTAAACTGCCAGCACTTACTGCACCACTTATCTGTTTATTCTTATTCTTCATAGACTCTGCGGTTTGATAAAACGGATCACCAGGCTCAGCAATCTTTTTACCGTCGGGTGCATTATTGATGTTATATAAACGTGCTTCCTCTGCCCATGTACGACCAGTGGCTGCACATACATCTTCACTGAGAGAACTTGTGGGTACTAGAACAGTTGTTGGCCCATTAGCCGTGACCTTGTTCACATAACTTTGTCCTGCTGGGGGATCTGGTAGTTTAAATAGCATCTTTTATCCTGCAAATACGTCTGGACTGCCAGTAACGGAAGTATAGATATCTCCTATTTGTCCTTCACCTATATCTCCAACGCGATGTACCGCAAGGTTTTCAATGAATACTGTAGCAGACCCAGTTGTGGCTGTACTTGTATGCCCGTCACCGCAACTTTGGTCGCCAAGCGTGGTCAGCGTTGTTACGGCTTGGTTGTTAATATATACTGTGGCAGCACCGGTTACAAAGGTAGTTGTGTAATCTCTGTGAGAATTGCGTGTATCTGCGCATTCATCGCCTTGTCCGATGTCTCCGATTCTTGAAATTGATTGGCTCATACCATTATTTATCGATTGACAATGTACTGACTTTGTGCTATACTTACAGTATGAAAAAAATCATTCTTACAGACGCAGACGGTGTTATTTTGGATTGGGAGTATGCATTTGACGTCTGGATGCAACAACATGGCTTCCAAAAACAAGACGGTGGACAATTTGTCTATAATATAGGCAAACGCTACGGTATTGATGCAGATCAAGGCAAGAAGTTAATCAAAATCTTCAACGAAAGTGCCGCAATTGGTTTCTTACCCCCATTGCGTGATGCCATGTACTACATTAAACGGCTACATGAAGAACACGGTTATGTTTTTCATTGTATTACTAGCCTAAGCAAAGACGAAAATGCCCAAGAACTGCGAACAATGAATCTTCGTAAGTTATTTGGTGCAACAGCATTTGAAAAGTTCATTTATTTGGACACAGGTGCAGACAAGGATGAAGTTCTTGAAAAGTATCGAGGCAAGGGTTACTACTGGGTAGAGGATAAAATTACCAATGCACTGGCAGGTGCCAAAGTAGGACTAAAGAGTCTGCTCATGGAACATGGTCACAACATGGACTTTGCGGGCAATGAGGCACAACTGGTAAAAAATTGGAAAGATGTTTACGAAAGGATTACAGGTGAACAGTCTTGAAAAAATATGGGCTCGGGCAACCGGCCACTTAATGGGACACACGGACGATGACCGTCCAGATGTTCCAATTCTAACAGTCCGTGAAGCAAGGATAGCCCTTTTCTTAAAAACATTTTGGGTTATTATACACGTTGTAACCTGCTTCTTTATTATTGCCAACACCGTGCGTCATTGGTAAATACTAGTATGGAACCAATTACAATAACCGAATCGGCTGTAAAAAAGATCGCAGACCTTTTAGCAGAAGAAAATAATCCCAAGTTGTGCCTGCGCACCTTTGTTCAAGGTGGTGGATGCAGTGGATTCCAATATGGATTCACCTTCGACGAAGAACAAGCAGAAGACGATTTTGTCATCGAGCGTGACAGTGTTAAAGTTCTCATAGATGCTATGAGTTACCAATACTTGTTGGGTGCAGAGATCAATTATACCGAAGATGTCATGGGCAGTAGTTTTACTATTAAGAATCCCAATGCACAATCTACCTGTGGTTGCGGTAGTAGTTTTAGTGTATAAGGAAACACATGGCCTATTCAGATAAAGTTATTGACCATTACGAAAATCCTCGCAACGTAGGATCGTTTGCCAAAGATGATCCAACTGTGGGCACAGGCATGGTGGGTGCTCCTGCCTGTGGTGATGTGATGAAACTACAGATAAAGGTTGACAATGATACAGGTATTATTACAGATGCAAAATTTAAAACGTATGGCTGTGGATCGGCTATCGCAAGTTCGAGTCTTGTCACAGAGTGGCTTAAAGGAAAAACCCTCGACCAAGCAGGAACAATCAAAAACAAAGAAATAGCAGAAGAACTAGCCCTACCTCCAGTAAAGATACATTGCAGTATACTAGCCGAGGATGCTATTAAAGCAGCCGTAGATGATTACCGTAACCGACACAGCACGTAAACGCATCAAACAGAATTTAGACAAACGCGGCAAAGGCCTAGGTATTCGCATAGGCGTGAGAACCACAGGTTGCAGTGGTTTAGCCTACACCATCGAGTATGTGGATGAATACACTGCTGAACCCGGAGTTACTAATTTTGGTCAACCAGAATTCATTGTGCTGATTGACGCTAAGAGTTTGGCTTATCTAAATGGCTTGACAATGGATTGGGTTCGCAACGGACTCAATGAAGGATTCGATTTCATCAATCCTAATGAGCGTGACCGCTGTGGAT